TCCCAACCAAACACCTGTGCTACTGCATCTTTAAGGCTGTTGGCAAAACTTTCCTTGCGAAAATGATGCAGATTCACAAGATAGTCGGCCACGGTGTCTTTGCCAGCGCTGATAAAACCACAGATACCAATAATCATGCCAGTTCCTTTATTTTAAAATATTTTAGTGTGTCTTGCAACAAGCCAATCTGTCGGCGACAGTCTTCTAGAGCATGGTGGCTTGTGGCGGGTTTTTCAAGACCAGGCCACAAACTAAACACTGTGCGACTGTCGCGCACTGCATAATACTGCCAGGGTATGGGTTTGTTGTAGCTTTTATAAGCATGCTCCAGAATGGTCATGTCATATGTGGGGCCTTGAGCCCAGATACGCTTGGAGTGCCAAATCAACCGGCCCAGTTCGTCCAGGGCCTGGTCCAAAGGAATACGCCCATCTTCGGCAAATGCTTCTGCTTGTGCTTGTTTTTGTGTGGCCCACCACTCTATGGTGCCTTGTTCAATTTTACGATTGGGCTGGCTGTCAAGATCAACTCGAGCATAGTAAAATTTGTCAGGGTAGTAGCCGTCACCAAGAGGGTCAAAGCCCTGAGCGGCTATAGTAAGAATACAAGTTTCAGGGCCAGTAGCAAGGCCCTCCATGTCAATCATCAAATCCATGCTATATTATAGCAAAACTCATGATCAATGTCAATTAGCCAATTACCCAAGTCAGTGGTTGTGAAGCATCCACGTACATCTTGAGTTCTTCAATTTTGGCATCCATGATGGCTTGACCTTCGCTCTTCATCGCAGCGCCGTTGAGTTGGCCGCCGCCCTGTGGTCCGGCAATTTGGGAAAACTTTTCACGAGCTTCACCAATGATCATTTTGCAGGCGCCTACCATGTAGTCCCGGATCCATTGTTGGATTTGATAGTCGCTGAGTAGTTGAATTTCAGGTTTGGTTTGATACACCCATAACAGCACATTTTCACCAGTGCCTTTGGGATCGCGGATCAGTTGCAGTTTCTTTGTGACAGGATTCCAGGTGTAATTCATGTATGCACCAAACATGCGTCCGGCCAATTCCACATACTGTGAATAAAAATCGTATGTGGCCAGGCCGCCTGCTACGTTGAAGTTCATGAGGTAAACGTTGATTGACGCCTGTGCAAATGGGTCAAAGTTTGATGCAAACGGTCCGGTTGAGTCGCCGAATGTTCTGCGGAATATTTGACGTACACTGTACACTTCTTGAGGCAGTGTGTAGATGTTTACATCTTTGATCAACTCCATGAAGATGTATGCTTCTTCATAGGCGTTGTTGGCACGTTGGCGATAGGTACCAATTGTGCGTTGATATGCCGCTTCGTAATGTGCAGGGTCTAATTCAAGATCAATGATTTGATCACCCATGGTTAATTTGCAATACTCAATAAGGTTTTGCTTTAACTCAGGTAGTAGGTTTTGTTCAGCCATTGGGGGAACTCCGTTCCCCCTTATTTACCAGGCTTTTAGCACAACCAAGTTCTCGGTACCACGAGCATTCCATGCCGTTTCTGTGGTGCTGAGTTCTTTGAAGATTTTGCGAACTGCTGGTTTGCCTGCGGCTGACAAAGCTTTCAAGGTCTCTGCTGGTTTGCGAACTGTTTTTTGCATAGTTTCCACCGTGCTGAATCCAATCACACTATTGTTCTTGATAGTAAACACCTTGGCATACTCGTCGGCCACCACGTGAATCAACTTGCGTTTTTTGGTATCATACAACCAGGCCTCGCTCTTGTCCACCAGCTGTGCAGCCGGCAAACTTTTCAGTTTGAGCTCAACGAACTCTGCACAAATCTTGAACTTGGCTGCTTTCTTCTCCGGGGGCACTGCCTTAACCTTGCGGGGCTTGCGCTCCACTTTCTTGATCTGAACATAGCTACCGCAGTCCGAGATCACAAGTTCACAGAACTTCACACAGTTTTTGAGCTGTGTTTTGGTCATGTAGTCATAGGCTTTCACAAGGTCAGCGTCTTTGCCTGCTACAACTTCTTCAAATTCCGCAAGCTTGCGGGTCCAGGTGTCCCGGATCATTGACACCATTTGCGGTGCAATGTTCATGCTTCTCATGACACTTACTGGTTTGTAGTCTGCTGATAGTTTGGCCCCGGCAGCAACAAACTCGTCAAATTGTCCATCTAGCTCACCCATGCATTCGGACACTTTTTCACGCAGTCGATCTTGAATTGTGATCTTGGGCACAATATCCGCTTCGGGCACTTCCACCTTGACTTCATCTTTGATGGCCAATAGTTCAGCAATCATGTTGTCCAGTTTGATTTGCTCGTGCTCGTCCAATTGCAAACCCATCATGCTCATGCGGCACAGCCAACCCGTGGTCAGTCTAATTTGACCATCACCTAGAGTGCGAATTTTTTTTGCGTCTTGGACGCGGTCGTGTCTCTCCAAATACGAAGCAATCATGTCTTTGGCATCTTTTTTGCCGTAAAAATAATTGTACCAATTAAAAGCACGACTCAGAGACGTGAATCTATGCTGGGTGGGTTGTTCGCGCCACAGCGGTTCTTCGCCCACGTACTTGGTGTCGGGACTGCGGGGATTCAAGGGTTTTAGAGTAGCAGATTTCATTTGGGCTCCTTTGACTGTAATTATAGCAAATCTTGTGTTTTTGGTCAAGTCAGTAAAAAGTAGTAATTTTCAAACGACTGCAGGGTTCAAGTGTTTGGTCGATCTGCCCATAAATACTATATGATCTTCAATGATAGCAAATACACACGTTGGTACTATCAACTTATCAAACAGGCAAAAGTTCGAACCTTGCCACACGATATCTATACAGAGACCCACCATATCATTCCTCAAAGCGTAGGGGGAGACAACAGCATAGAGAACTTAATTAAGTTAACCGCTCGTGAGCATTTTATTGTTCATTGGTTGCTTACTAAGATGGTTGTCGATACAAAGTCAAAATATCAGATGTGGAACGCATTTAGTTGTATGCTTTATAGAGAAAGACCCGGGCAAGAACGCTACAAGGTATCAAGTAGAATTTTTGAAAATATTAAAGTTGCTGGCGCAAAAATTAAAAGTGAAAAATTTAAAGGTGAGAATAATCCTATGTTTGGGCGCAAAGGAAAGGATCATCCAGCATTTGGTAAAAAATGGACAGAAGAACACCGTAAAAATGCAAGCGCCTCACATAAAGGGACAGTGAGGTCTTTAGAGTCAAGAGCAAAACAAAGTGCCGCCACCACAGGCAGAAAACAAACTACCGAGCACGTTGCTAAAAGAATTTGTGCAGGGGAGAAGAATGGTATGTACGGAAAAAAACTTACACCCGAAATGATTGCCAAACGCACAGCAACATTGAAGGCAAACAAACTGGCTAAAAAACTAGCCGCAGGAGTATAACGTGCCTCGGTTGTCACTTTACCGCCCCAATAGAACCCGCGATTACCAGTTTCTGGATCGTACCATCTCTGAGATGTACACTGTGGGTGGAATGGATATTTTCCTGCACAAATACATGGGCCCGCAAACTGGTGGCGAAGATTCAGCATTTTCCGGCAACTACGACGCAACTCAGCCCATATACGATACCTTGAATCCTTTGAACATTCAAGACTTGCTGTTGTTGGAAAACCGCGACAGAATTTATGATCAAGACATTTACGTCATGCGAGGAGTTTACACTCACCAGGACATTGACTTTGATCTAACACAATTTGGATTGTTTCTAAACAACGATACATTGTTTATCACGTTCCACTTCAATGACATGATTGATAATCTGGGTCGCAAGATCATGAACGGTGATGTACTGGAGGTACCCAACCTAAAAGATTACTATCCGCTGAACCAGGCAATTCCACAGCCCTTGCCCCGATACTACGTGGTGCAAGATGCTGACTATGCCACAGAAGGCATGAGCCAAACTTGGTTGCCACACACCTGGCGTGTGAAGGCAACGCCAATGACCAACAACCAGGAGTTCAAAGACATACTCAAGAAGCCAGTGGTGTCGGAGAATATCTGGGACAACGGCAATTTTTACCCCACTGGTTGGGTCACAAACTACGGCGATGTGTATTATCAAGCCACGCAGAACGTGCCAGCTGGAATAGATATCACCAACACTGCCTACTGGCGAATATACACACCCCCAACGCAGAGCGATGTGTTCAGTACCCGTACCAAAGACAACCAAATCAACGATGCCATACTTACACAAGCTGACGTTGAGGTACCAGCCTCAGGATACGATGTCAAACCCTTGTACGTTGTGGCTACCTTGGACAATGGACAGCCAGCTAACCCAGAATCACTCACTGTTCAAAGTGGAGATACGGTGGACGGAACACAGGGCGGCATGAACGTTACTCCCAAGGCCGATGGCTATACTGTGGGTTATTTGACCGGAGACGGTGTACCGCCCAATGGTTTACCAGTCAGTGCTGGAGTCACATTCCCACTGGGAGCCGTGGCTGGAGATTATGCACTGAGATTGGATTATTTCCCCAATCGACTGTTCCGTTACGATGGCCGACGCTGGATCAAGATCGAAGACAAAGTGCGCACCAATCTCAACAATGGTGTGGGCAATGATACTTTGCGCTCGGGCTTTGTGAACAATACATACACTACGCCCACCACAGACATGGGCAATATCCCAAGTCGTCAGAGTCTCAGCCAGGCACTTCGTCCACGAGCCGACAACGGAGACCAAAGCGGAAACCAGGCTGCCAAACCATATCCTGACACACAACCGGGCCAGAAATCGAGTTAAACAATGCAAAGTTTTTTTTATGACGCTCAAATCCGACGTTTTCTACTACAGTTTACCAGGATCATCAGCAACTTTCAAATTGAATACGGCAACGAAACGGATGGTGTCAACAATGCTGCGTTGATCCGTGTGCCAGTTCGCTATGGTGATGCCAGTCGCAATGCTCAGGTCATTATACAAGAGAACAGCCGCAACTCAATGCCAGCATCACCACTGATGACTTTCTATGTGTCAAGTCTGGATTATGATCGTGGTAGAATTCAAGAGCCCTATCATGTCAGTAAACTCAATGTGCGTCAACGCACTTATGATTCAGAGACCGACAGCTATGACACCACACAAGGCAATGCGTTTACTATTGAACGCTTGATGCCTGTGCCCTACAAGCTGGGTATTACCTTGGACATATGGACATCAAATACCAACCAAAAAATGCAGTTGTTGGAGCAGTTGCTGACATTGTTCAACCCCAGTCTTGAAGTTCAAAGCACCGACAACTTCATTGACTGGACCAGCCTCAGTGTTGTGGATTTGGAAAGTGTGACCTGGACATCTAGAACTGTGCCCATTGGCACTGAGAATCCCATTGACATGGCCACTATCAAATTTAGTTTGCCAGTTTGGTTGAGTAGTCCGGCAAAAGTCAAGAAATTGGGCGTGGTTGAACGTGTGATTGCATCGATGTATGATGCTCAAGGTGATCTTGACAATGCTATAGCAGACAATGATTTGTTGTTGGGCACCAGAGTCGTGGTGACTCCATGGAACTACGAAATTGTTGTAATTGGAAATCAGATACAGTGTTTGCAAGGTAGAACCATTGTGCCCAACGGTGCCAATGATGATTTGACTCCGACACAAATTGTTGCTGGCAGTAGCCTGTTATGGCCAGCTGTGATCAGTGCTTATGGTGTACTACGTCCGGGTATCAGTCAAATCAGACTGGATCAAGAAGATGGCAGCGTGATTGTGGGCACCATAGTGATCAATCCCAACGATGATCGCTTGCTGATTTATGACATTGACCAGGACACGGCACCGCAAAATACCCTGGCTCCCATCACTGCCATTATTGATCCTTTGATTTCGGGTCCCAATTATGGTTTGCCGGCACCTGCTACGGGACAGAGATATTTGTTGACTGAGCCCACAGGCAACGCAATCAACACATATCCCCCCGAGGCATGGCTGGGTGCAGTTGGCCAACCATTGATTGCATCGGCAAACGATGTGATTGAATGGACTGGGACTCATTGGAGAATTGTGTTCAACAGTGTGTCGCAGGCAAATACCACACAATACGTTACCAACATAACCACTGGTGTTCAATACGAGTGGACCGGCACAGACTGGGTCAAGAGCTACCAGGGAGTTTATGTTGGGGGAACATGGAGTCTAGTGCTTTGAAAGCAGTGGGAGTGTGGTTCCGCAGCAGAGACACCGGACGTTATCTTTATCTCTTGCGCAACGACACCAAACATCCAGGTGCCTGGGGCCTGCCCGGCGGCAAGATTGAAACAGGCGAAACCTTGTTGGGTGGCATGGAACGCGAGTGCATTGAAGAGTT